CCTAATCACTAGGGGAGCGCACTTAATTGTAAAATTAAGCGTCCACATCAATAGGAACCTCAATTAACTCTTATAAGATTTGAGAAACTTAATAAGGGAATTATTGACTTAAATAAATCAACAACTACTTCACTAAATGAATAACAAAATTATAAATAAAAATAAAAAGTCGCAAGACTTAACATTAAAATTTATAAAAAAGTTATCCAGAGTAATGAACTGGATCCTTCAAGGGTTTAAACTTGAAGGTACCGGCCCAATTTCGTTATACAAACCTCTTTTATCAAAACTCGAACGAGTATATATTACTCGTGGGGCAGATGGACTAATTAACTATGTTAAAGCAGTCCGTACAAACCTTCTGAATTACCTGTCTGGTAATAAAGATAGGGTTTTGGGAATAGAGATGACCAAAGATGGTTTTCCGAGAATTCTGGTGCCATTATTTAGTGAGTATAAAAAAGATATATTTCCAGTCGCAAGACTGCAGATTGTCTTAACTATACTTTACTCTACGAGGGCACTCAAGCTGGGAAGAGAACCGGATATTTCACCGATAACTTCCGCAGGAGTAATTCTGCCGACTGGTATAGGTAAATATGCGAGATCTTTTTGGAAAGAACTCGGATACACTCCGTCTACCAAGACGGTGCCGATATCTCTACAATTTAAGAATTATCATTTTACAACAAAGAGTGGTCCAAACGGACACGCTCTTTGAACTTCAATAACTGATTTATTTTCTTTACCAATTGAATTGGTTGAAAGTATAAAAGTTCTTGGAGGTAAAATAATATCTGAAAGAATAGATGCTTTATTTTCTGGAAAGCATATTATACCACCTTTTGAAGAGAATAAAAGTTTTCGTAAGATTACTTATTTCCCAGATAAGGAGTATAAGGTCAGAGTTGTTGCAATACTTGATTATTGGTCTCAGACCGTACTCAAGCCACTGCATCAGTTTCTGGCTTATGCTTTAAAGAAAATAAAACAGGATCACACATTTAACCAGGGAGCCTTTAAAGATCAGTTAAAAGATTGTAAAGTTTTCTATAGTATCGACCTTACGGCCGCTACTGATAGATTTCCTATAATTCTAATAACTGAAGTACTTAAAGGTC